CGTTCATGACGAATATTTTTACGCTGCTGTTCTGCTTTCTTTCTTAAAAGAAAAATAGTATTATATAACTCAAAGTATTTTGCATGTAAAGAGGGGATATTTAACGACTCCTCATGTAGATTATCTCTATCTATCTTTGAATCTTCTTCCCACATCTCTTGAATTACTTCAAGATTAATACTCATAAAATGTTATCATTCAAATCAGTAATATTGTATATAGTATACTTGAAAGTAACGTCTGCTGTCAAGTAATCTATATCACTATCGGTAGCATCAAAATCTAAATCTGACAAGCTGACTGGAAACATATCTAAAAACTTCACTTTAAAATTAGGTACATTGGAACTGGAAAGAACGTTCATTGTACCATCTGAAGTATAATTTAATTCTGATGTAGGTGCATTAGGATTACTCTTTTGCCAATCATATATCTCTTTGAGACTATCTGGAAAACCAAGTCCCCTTAACCAATGTTGTATTTCTAGATAATTTTCTAAATCTTCATCAACTAAAAATCTGAGCCTCAAATCTTGAAATTGAAGCTTATCACCAGGAACAGGAATATCTGTCAAATAAGTTGCTTGCTCAGCAATACCTAAATTCAATCCTGGTATATTTGCTTGATTAGAAAAGAATACTACCTTGGGAGCACGATTTAAAACAAATTTAAACCCGGTAGGGCTTAAGAAGTTCTTATTCTTTACTTGATTTCTAAAACCAGTTGCTGTCATTATCTTTTCTAATTATTTAGATAAAAAAAGGACCCCCTAAGGAGTCCTTTGAAAAATATGTGAAATATAAATCACATGATGTTCTTAACACCAACACGTCTGTAGTAGCGGTTGCTGTTAACTTGGAGTCTGCCAAGTCCCTGAGTAAGTCCTTCAGCAAATGGGTTGGAAACAAGACCATACCTTGTCTTGAAGCCAATTTTGGGCTGGAAGGTTTGCTCACCCACTGCACGAACCATCTGTAGTGGAACGTATGGGCAGTAAAATAGTCCTGCATCATAAGGTGATCCACCCTTATAACCAACAACATAGTACTGGTTGCTGCCTTGAGCAAGTCCAGAGTTGTCAGCAGCTAGGTTAGCTGAATATGGGTCAATGTATACCTTATACTTACCTTGGATAGTACCAGCAAATGTGTTACCAGTATCATCTACATTAAGGTTAGCATTGAGAGCAGGTGTGTAGTCTAGGACACCAGCCATGGTCAGAGCAGATGCTACATCTGCAGAGCACATGATGATGTTACCTTTTCCGCGACGAGTTCTCTGTGCGATACGGTTAGCATCTCTTTCAATCTGGAACAGAAGTCCTTTGAACTTCTCAACTGACCACCTACCATTGGAGTCAATATCCAGGTCAAACACACCAGCATTTGCTGTATTCTCAACAGCACCTTGCTCAGCAACCTTATAAATGGTACGAATGACTTCCCTGTTAATCTCAGCAAGGATTTCAGTCGAAAGGATGTTAGCAAGTTCTGCTTCTGCATTCAAGCCATGGATAGCCTTAAGGTCTTGAGCAAGCTCTAGTGAGTACTCAGCCTTCAGGGCACGTGACTTGGCAGTAACGGTGACTTTCTCAATAGAGAATGCCATCTGGTTGAAATAAGTACCAGCAGCACCACTACCAAGGTTCTCAGCATCACCTGTCACCATTCCTTCACCAACATCATATGCTGTTGAAGTAGCAGTACCAGTTGGGTTGAGGACAGATGGGTTAGTACCAGACTGTGAAGTTGTACCTAAACCAGCTGTAACATCAGCAAATCCAGCAGTAAGATCATTATCTGCATTCTGACCAGACCATGCTGTATCTACTTCATTGTAGAAGGTCTCTGAGCCAGTCATATCTCTGTAACGAGATCTCATAGCAAAGATTAGTCCAGTAGGACCGGACATAGGTTGCACACCAGCAAGGTCATAAGCGACCAAATTTGGCATTGAACGTCTAATTAGTGAAATTAGAACGGGGTCAAAACCAGCTTGTGGACCTGCAGCCGCAGCACTACCGCCAAAACCACCGGATGCACCAGCAGCGTTAGCGTGGTTGGTTGGAGGAGCTTCCATCAAGCTTTGGCCTGATGCGAATGATTGCTCGTCTCTTAAAAATTTTTCTTGGTTTTCTAACAGGACAGCGGTAACCGCCTTACGATGGGGATCTTTGATCTCATCAAGGCCCTCATAGTTGAGAAGGGGTGCCCACTTTTCCTGCAGATGTTCAGCATTGAACATTTGCGTTTACCTCTTTGTTTGTTTGATTAATCTTGAATTCAGTTCTTAGCAACAGCAGAAAGTGTCTTCAGATAATTGGCCATAGTACCACTTACATCACCAGATGTAGTGTCTACGGTCTCTGAAATTGTTTCTCCTGTAGCTCTTGGAGTATTACCAGGGAAATAAGATTCCTTAAGTGTCTCCAATTTACCACGATATTGGTCTTCACTTTCAAACTCTACACTTTCGGCAAGTGAGGCGAGCTTCTCTTTCTGTGTAGCTGCAAGGCCATCAGAAACTTGATCCAAAATTCCATCAGCAACAGACTCTGAAAGTCTACCGTTAAGTGAAATATTCTTCTCTATTTGCTCGTTGAGCTTGGTCTCCATGTCATCTAGTTTTTCTACCATGCTTTCCAGCACATCATATTTTTCTTCAGGGATTGATACATAATGTTCTTCAAAAAGACTCTTCATTCCACCAAGGAATGATTCTGTAAGTTCGGTCTTAAGACCGTGCTCTATAGCAAGTTCGTTTTCAACGAACCATTCATCTGCAACATAGTTAAGATAAGAATCAACTCTCTCTGTCAATTCTGTCTTAGCTGCTTCTACTTCTTCAGCAATTTTAGCATCATGCTGTTCTTGTAGTTGCGCTTTTACTTCAGCAACCTTAGAATTCAATGCAGCTTCAAAAACTGTTTTTGCTTTCTCTTTAAACTCTTCTGATAGTTCCTCACCACCCAGGAGAGCATTGACATCAGCTTCAATGTCAATCTTTTCTTCAACTGTCTCTTCTGTAGTTACTTCCTCAGTTGCAGGTTCTTCTGCTACTACTTCTTGATTGTCTTCCAACTCTACTTCATCACCTGATTTTAGAGCTTCTTTAGCAGATAATCCTTTCATAGGTTCAGGAGGTGTTGCACCCTTGTTAACTACATCTTTTACAGTTTTAATCTTAGGTTCATTTATCTTCGCAGAATCATTATCTGGCTTATAATTATCTGGTGTAGGTCCACCAAGATCTTCCCAACTAGTTGATAATCCCTTACCAGGATCTTTCAAGTGTTGCATTGGATCTCCGGCTGCTGCATTAGCATTAACGGGACCCTTGGATTGCTTAGTGCCTACTTCCATTTCTTGTAAATCTCCACGAGACATTTGTAAACCCTCTGATTAACCGAGTACTTAAACTATATTTATTTAGATAATTTATAAGTTTGATAAGAAATCATTAAATAAGCCTAATTTATGCTCATCTAATTTCTTCTGATCAACCAAAGTATTAATTGTTTTGTATGTTTTTTGAGCATACTTCTCACGAAGTATACCACCATCCCATACCCAATCCTTTCCTTCCATAATGCCTTCCACAAAAGCATCTGGTGCAGAAGGATCTGCTACTATATCTGCTGCTGTAGCTAACATAAAGTCATCTCCAACAACATTAACTCCTTCTCTAGTCATCTTAAGAGAACCAATTCCTCTTGAAGAAACACCTAACTTAACACCTTCACTTATAAGTGATGATGCTATTGTACCCATAGGAGTAGAGAGGATTTTTGCTTTCCCTATAAAATTAGAACCACTTTCTTTAAGTGATACAATTTTATGAGACACTCTATCAAGATTTACTTGAGGACCTTCTGGATGACCCAGTTCTCCAAGTGCTCTTCCTGATTGAACATGATTTTCATTATAACGAGCAACTTCTCTACGAAGTGTCTCCATAGGATACAAACGACTATTTCTGTTCTTTATGTTTCCTTGAAGAAAAACTCCTTCAATATAAAGTTGCTTTTTACCGCCTCTGTTTTCAACTATAAATTCAACAGATTCGATTTCTTCTCTAATGAGTTTCATTATGCGTCTCCTGCAATTTGAACTTGTTGAATGTATGCTTTACCAGAACCAGTATCAGTAATAGCAGCAACTTTAAGAGATGATCTTATTGTTGCATATCCATTACCACCACCAGTATCAACTAAAGAAGTACTGATGTTTCTTCCGTAATCATTTTCAATCACTATCCTACCACTAAAATAATTTTCTCCTTCTTCATAATATGCAGTCCTAGCCTTACTATAAACTTGTTTTACTCTCTTATGAGTAAAATTATAATAGTCTTGGTTAGGAGCTACTACAGTTACATAATCACCAGCTTGGAATGGTGAAGATGTTCCTTGAGGAAAATCAAGATAGGTATAAGTGGTAGCAGTAGTAATAGCAGAAACGTTAGACGATGTATTACTAAATGCTAAAGTTCCAACAGTCCCAGATGGAATAGCATAATCATTTGTTGTTGCAGTTGGTTCTGTACCAATAGCAACAAAAGTGTTTTGACTAGCAGCAAATATTCTTATAGCTGTAGATTTACCAGCAATAGGTTCTGATTGTTGAGAAGCAGTTCCAGTGGTAATAGAAGTTCCTGTTCCAACTGGTCTATGAGTCATTATTTTTACGGAATCATTTTATTTATTTATAATTATTCTTCACCCTCAGGTTCTTGCTCTAATTCTACTTCTCCATTTTGATCTTCGCCAGAAATTCTAGCCTGAGCACCTGCTACTACAGCACCTACTTCTGGATCTACTTCTGGAGTACCAAAAAGAGCATTAGAAACTGAATTTTTATGAGCGCCTATTTTATCAGCAGATTTTGCATAAAGAGCATCTTTAATAGCGTCACTGATACCTGAAGGACTCTCATCCTTAGAAATCATATCCATTAATTCATCCATTGTTTTAAAATCCTTACAGTTTATTTATTAGATTTCACCACCCCTAGGCATTTCTACCTTAGTTTTGGTTGTATCTTTGATTTCAGGTTCCATTGGAACGTTTCCCATCATACCATTACCATTCATAGATGTTTCTGCATCTATTTGAGTTGGGTCCATCATCATAGCTGGATCAGGTATTACCCCATCCTCAATTTCCTTCTTCATAATCTTATCTTGTTCTAAGATTTCTTCATCAGTTTGACGAAGGATCTTACGTCTCAGATAATCTTGAGAGAAGTATCTACCAACATATGGTTCAGCAGAAGCAACCATAGTCAATCTTTCTCCTAACAATTCAGAATCTTTAAGTTCTGCAAAGTGATTATCATAAAGGAAATCAAACTGAATATGCTCACTCATAATATCCCAGTCTTCTGGGGTTACAATATTCTTCAATAATAATTGAGTTTTAAGCATATCTAAGAACAGATTTGAGAATCTTTTCCTCAAACGTCCTACAAACTTACTAAATTTAACCTCATCTCTTAATATTTCTGAGGATCTGCCAAGATTAAAACCACCCTCATTATTTGGTGCTCTAGAAACAGGAACATTTAATGACCTGTAAAGCTTTTCTTGGAAGTATTTAATGTCAGTAATTTCTCCTAGGTTTTGACCTCCTGGAAGAGTGGAAATTTCTGTTCCCCTTCCCCCTTCTCTTCTTGGAAGCCAAAAATCTTCCAACATAGACATATATTTTTTATCATCTCTAATCTCACCAGTATCAGCATTATATACTAACTTATTTCTATACCTCATCATTACATCTCTGAGGTATTGCTCTGCTTTAATCTTTGGAAGATTACCTACATCAATATAGAAAATTCTACGTTCTGGTGCTCTTGATAATCTGTAAATTACAAGACTATCCTCAATCATCCTAAGTTGATTAAGTGCTTTAATTGCCTTATGTAAATAAGATAATGTTGATCCTTTATTTCTATCTACTAAACCAGAAGTGCAATAAGCAACAGAATCCCTAGTCATCTTAATTCCTTGCTGACCACCTAAAGATGATGGATTTCCAGCAGGATAATTCCTTTGAGGATTAAAAATAAAATACTCTTCAATCTCAGGGAATTCATATTCCATGGGATTATCATTAGCAATAGCATTAGAAAGCCTATGCTGATCATTAGGACTTTTCTTTTGTTGTCTCACATAACGCATTTTCATTGCGTCAATATATCTCAATTCAAGAATACCTTCCTCAGGTCTCTTTAAATCAATTACTTTATGATAATATAATCTACCATCAACATACCAATTCCTATAAATTTCATGTGCTTTTTTATCAAAATCTAATAAATCTTTAACAGCTTTAAACTCTTCTCTAATTTTTGTTTTAATACCATCACTAGCATTTAAATTAGATAACTCAATTTCTACTGGAGAATCATTTGTATCAGATACAATAGCTTCATTTACAATGTCTTCTATAGCGCTATCACACTCTGGGTGCAATGCCATTTCTCTATATCTTTTAATTAAATCAAATTCAGTTCTATAAATTCCTTCAATATCAACGTACGAACCAAAAAACCCACTGGATAAGTAATGATCAGACCCATCCTCATTATTAGGAGGAATGGGAGATACTACACCAGCTGGGATTTTTTCGTTATCTTCAATAGAGAAACCAAAAAGTTTTGCCATTATATTAAAAGTCTAATTCCGTTGTATACTATTTATCAGGCTCCAGATCCTGCTTTCTCAGGATAGTAGTATTGAACTTGGAAATCAACTGTAAATTCTTCAAGGGTATTCTCAGTTTCATAAGAAAGATCTATGGCTCCAACAGTTGTGGGGAAAATATCCACAAACTTATATTGAGCTATAATCTTACTATCTGTTGCTGGACTATTTGAAGCTTGAGTAGTAGCAACATTTCTACCTAACTGATAAACAGTTGCTTGACCCATATAAGATGAAGGATCTGTCAAACCTGAAGAATCTCCATACTGAGCAATATTTTGTGCCCATGCTTCAAATGCTCGCCTATGTCCAAAATCTTCATCATTAATAACAGTTACAGACCAAGGATCAAAAGTTCTGTCTCCAGCAACTTTTAAAACTCTTCCTCTAAATGGAATATCAATATTTGCTACATTGGAAGCAGGTAATGAAGATGCTTTACATAAAAATCTAAATCTATCTCCATCAAATTCTCCACCACCATCTTGTTGTATTCCCAAATTTACACCATCTGGGAAATTAACCTGAACTTCAAATAAATTGGGACGTACACCGCCACCAACCAGTTTAGATTTAAATTGAGAAATAGTTCTCTGGGGAATTGCTGCCATTTTTTAAGGTCCTCCTTTTGTTATTTAGATATGATAAGTTAAACTCTACCAGCCACTTCTTCGAAGCTTACCCCAGTTCGAGTAGCAACAAAAGTGAGTGTGACATAATTAATCGATTTGGCAGGCTTCAGGAAGATGTCTGCTCTAAATTCATTGTTATCAATCACATCAGGAGTATTATTTGTTTCATCACAAACAACCAAGAACCCATAAAGTCCTCGTTTTGCTTCCACATCTCTTAGATATGGTTCAACAATATTAACAAAGTTTGCTCTTGTGATCTGATCATTCAGTTCGAAGAGTTGAGCTTCTGCTGCTTTCTGCAGTGATTGCTCAATTGTTAGGAATAGTCTCCTTACATTGATTCTATCGAATGCTGAAGCATAACCTAAACCAGTCTTATCACCAAAGAGCATAATACCAGTTCCAGGCTGATTAACTATAGAGTTAATCCTTAGTGGATAAAGTTGATCTCTTTGTGCTTTATCTGGGTTGTATGAAAGTTTAATAGCATTATTCAAGATTCCTCTCTGCTGTCCAGCAGGTGAGAACCAAGGATAAGAATTAATGCTAGTTCTTACACATAATCCAGCAACGTCAGCATTAGTTGGAATATATCTAAACTTATTATTAAATCTATCATATGTATACTTATATCCACTATCAAATATTGCATAAGATGAAGAAGATAGTGAACTAAAGAATTTAATTATATTATCAGTTTGAGTATCAGTATTAGTGATATTAACAACATCTGATCTATGAGGAGAAATGACTGCCATACAATCTTTTCTCTGTCCAGCAATAGAAATCAATCTATTTGCTTTTGCTTGAGATTGAGCTTTATCAGTAAGTCCAGGACCCATGATAAGATAATCTACAGCAACCTCATCCTTATTCTTAAATAAATTATAGGATGTAATTAGATTACCCAATGTTGCTGTCATTCCTCCAGTAGAAGAATAATCAGCACCAGCAGTTAATGTATAGGTATCATTACCAATTACAGCAAAAGTAATACCCTGAGCATTTCTATTCCAACCACCATTAGCTGTAGTTATTGGAGTAAACCCAGAACTAAAGTCTGATGCTGCTACACTTCCATCTGAACCATCAGAAGGATCATCTCCAGCATAAACATAATCAGAATAAAGAGCTAGATAATCTTTATAATATATCTTCTGAGGAGAATTCTCAGCAGAAACTGCATCTGTTGCCTTAGAAAGATTTAAACTCTTCTCAAGTATATTTCCTTGAATACCT